CAAAATCACCATCAGTCCATTGAGACTCAGCTCCTGATTGTGTTATTTGTTTATTAAAACCGGGTTTAAATTGTAGTTTTTGAAGCATAGCACCTCATTATATATGCTTTTTATTATTTTGGTAGTATTATATTCCAATCTAGCCTGGATATCAAATCTTGTAAATGCACTTCTTTTAATTTATTTTCTTTTAAATATTGATGTAATTCTTCTATATCTACTATTACCCACTCATTCTCCGTGTCAAATACCATCTTGTTCGCTTTAGTTTTAAAGCTACCTATTTTTGCATTTTTTTTAATGGGTCTTAAATCAAATTTAAATTTTTGATTATGAAGTATTCCCTCAACATTCCAAAGTTCAGTGTTTTTTTGTTTATTGTTTGCAAAGGTTTTTTCTTTTAGTTTTGCATAAAAATTTTTCATTATTACTGTGGGGTAGGTTATATGTAATTATTTTTCTTAATCATTTTACCTATTTCAGGTAAATAAATATAATTCAATTGACTATTGTCAAATAAGTCTTTTAAGTCTTGCATAGTCTCTACTAAGACCTCTCCTGGTAAATTTAAACTTGTATTAATTAGTATTGGAATATTTGTTAATTTATCAAATGCTTTTATTAAATTATAATAATGTAAATTGTTTTTCTTACTTACAGTTTGTATTCTAGAGTCATTGTTCTTAGATAGACCTGTTTGCAATACACCTTCTTTTTTTATTTTAAACACATACATCATATGTGGAGATTCTTCAATTGGCATTTCAAACCATTCTTTAGCTTTCTCTTTTAATATTGAACATGCAAAAGGTCTAAACCATTCTCGTTTTTTAATCGCATTCATTTTGTCATGAGCTTTTTTATGTATTGGATTCATTAACAATGATCTATTCCCAAGACCTCTTTGGCCTTGTTCACTTCTAGATTGGAAAATAGCAACAGGTTCATTTAATACGACCTTAGCAACTTCATCAGGAGTGACATTATAAATTTTATGTTTTAAAAAAATGTCTGTATTTAATTCTTGAGGAACACCTAAGTATATATTATCATTTTTAATTTTTCCTCCTAAGTAAAAATTAGCTGCACCTATACTTATTCCAAAATCTCCATTAAAAGGATCACAAAATAAATTTTTTGTTTTATTTAATAATTTAGAATTATATAAAACATTCTGCGCACAACCTCCTGTAAAGTGTATATCTTTTTTAAGATTCCATTGACTGATAAGTTCAGTCATTTCATTTTCAAAGTTTTCTTGTATCTTAGCAGGTCTTTCATCATATAAACTCCAAGCCATTGTCTTTCCACAATCTAATTCATGAGAAAAATGTTTCCCTGTAAACATTTCATAACGAACTCCAATTCCATTTGATTCAGTAGATATATGTTCTAATTTTTTATTGTTAAAATATAAACTTTCCTGTTCTAAATTATCTTTATATTTAGCACCGGCACCATCACACACTAAAATGTTTTTTAATTTTTTATTCCAAGTTAAAGCACAATATGCATGAAATAAATGATGATAATAATCTTCGTAAAATACTATTTCTACATTTTTTAGTTTATTATCACATTTCAACATATCTTCCCAAACCGTAGTTGTAGGCATTGTTATAGGTCTTAAAGATGTTAATAAAATTTTATCTATTTTTATAGTATGTAATACATCAAATACTGATTTAACAGGAAGGGTACTGTGTTTAAATCTATTATATCTATCTAACTGAGTATGAAATATAATTTCATTATTTTTTACATATGTCATACACCCATCATGAGAGCAATGAACTGATAAAATATTCATTTTTTAAATTAATCTTTACAAAACCAATTTGGTAATCCTAAATGTGGACGTCTATCAAACACGTTGTTTTTAGAACCTTTTGTTTTAGTATTATTATAATGTAAAAAAACTTGTGCACATTCATTACCTTTAAATTTTTCTCTCCAATGTTCTAATTCCTGACCTCTGTAAACTAGCATATCTCCTGGTTTAAGTTGAACCTTAAAACCCTTCATTCCTTCTTTGCCTGATGGTTCTAAATATATATCCCATTCGTCTCCACCTAAAAACATTGTTGTAGATATTTCACAACTAAATCTATCTTTATGTCTTTTAAGTTCATCACCTTTTTTATACATTCTTGCATAAGTATATGCAGGATATAATTTTAACTCTGTAAATTTTTCCATAACCGGTTGACATTTTAATAACAAAGTCTCCATAGCAATGTCAGAATAAGATGCATAGGTATTAACTACCTGTCCATCAAGTTCTGGTTCATAATAACCTAATAATTGATCATAAGGAGAAATATATCTTTCTTTTAAACATGTATCATGAACTTGTTTTTTTATACAAAAATAATTAAAAAGAAATGTAGCTAAATCTTTGTCAATTGCTTTTCTTATAATTATATATTTATTTTTTTTAAAACTCATATAAAATATTCTGTACTAGACATCTTTTACTACTTCTTTGGGAAGAGTTTGAATATTAAAATGTATAAATCTAAATGGATCCTTACCATGATCTACTGAAAACTCATGTTCTAAATAACCAGGAAACATTACAAGAGTTCCAGGTTTTGGTCTAAAGTGAACTAATTCTGTTGTATGACATATACCAATGTTTGGCTTCATTTTTAATTTAGTTGCTCTTGCTCCAGTTCTTGGTTCATGAAACACTGGCATAGAAGTTCTTTCACTACATTTTAAAAAATAAAAGCCTGATACATGTTGATTCCAATGTATGTGTGCATTGTGATGACCACCACCATTTTTAGAAAATTCTTGAACCCAAAATTCAGTATAAATGTTAACGTATTGAGACATGTCAACACCTTGATAATCTAAAAACTCCCAAGCTTTTTGACCTATATAATTTCTTAAATCTTTAAAATCATTGTCTATAGTAAGTGGTGTAGAATGATAGCTTGTTCCAAAGTCACCAAATTTTTTAATATATTCTTTATCTCTTTTTTTAGCTTCTTTTATATATTTATTAGATGCTTTATTCAAAGCATTAACAAATTCAGGTTTGTATTCAACCCATATAGGTGTTTTAAAATAATCTACTTTTTCCATTTTATTAACCTTTCTTTTTAGCTATAATATTTTTTATTTTTTTAAAGTCAAACATAGTAAAATCCATGTTGAAAGATATTATTGTTTTTCTTTTATTATCTTTTACTTCTGGAGCTCTATGTATAATATTTGAAGGAAAAATCAATACATCTCCTTCCTTTATTTTTTTAATATTAATTATACATTTAGTAACAAAATCATATAGTTCTGTTTTAACTTTTAAATCTGGATACTCTAAATAATAAACTCCTGTATAATTTAAATTAGGATGAATATGCCAATCGTGTTTAGAACCTTTTTCATATTGTTGAAACCAATAATTTTGTAAATTAAATTCTGTAGCATTTATTAATTTACTTAAATTTTTTAAATAAGGATTAATTAAATTAAGAAATGTTTTGCCATAAATTCTTTCTTTATCTCTTGGCACGCCCCAATCGCATTTAGAAATATCTTGAGTTTTTTGAAATGGAGTAATGTCAATTTCATTTAAAATTTGTTTTTTAAAACGTTTGTGTCCTTTTAATTGACCCAATGAATAATAATTAGACAAAGAATATAAATTAATATCGTTCATTTTTATTATTTTATAATCTATCGTTTTATTTATATGGATATCCAAGTGTCCATAAAACTAATGAATATCTTACTCCTTTCGTTACTGGTTGTACTCTATGCCACAAAAATGATGGAAACACAACAATAGATCCTTTAGGTAAAATTTCTTTTACTGTTGTTACATGTTTTGATGCATCTCTCATATGAGGATCATAGTTTCTAAAATCAAATTCTAATTCACCACCTTCATATTCTGAACCATCAGTTAGTTGAAGAGTCATAGATATTTTTCTAATTTTACCTTTTTCTGGTCCTTCTTTTTCATAAGGTCTATCCCAAGAATCACAGTGCCAATCATAATGTTGATTTAATTTGTATTTTGTAAATTGAGCAGCTTCTGATACATCATATTGATAATTCCAACCTGCCTTTTTATTAGCTGTATAAATATATGGATAAATTTCTTTATAAATCCAAGGATCATTTAACCAAACAATATCTGAAAATCTTTTTCTTTTTAAATCTCTAATCTCTTCTTTATTTAATTTTTTATCACCTATTCCACCTGTTACAGCCATTTTTTCTTGTTTAGATAAACCGTATCTAATTATGTTATCACATATTCTAGGTGGTATTGCAGATTTAAAAGCCCAATAATAATTAGATAAATTCATAAGTTATTGTTTGTATGAAATTTAAATTATTTTTTTGATCATTTATAATTGTATATGAATTTGTAGAAGGAAACATAACGAATTTATTGTTTTTTAAAGGTATTGTCCATGACCTACCTTTTCTTCTATTATCATCATAAAAAATTTTAATATTACAATCTTCCACATTAACTCCATACAATAATACAAAATCAGGAGAATTTTTTAAATCAATTGGGTCAACCTTAGATAAATAAGTTTCTTTTTCTAAAGGTTTATAAATATTTCCCCAAGTTTGTTTATTTACTAATTTAAATTGATATTTAAGATTAACGTGTTCTATAATGTATTTATTTAATTTGTCCCAAGTTGGAGAAAATAAAAATTCATTATTTGTTAAATTAGAATATAAAATTTGATTAGATAAATAATCTCTATCTATCTCCCAATATTGTGGCATTGAAACATCACCATAATATATAGCTTGTTCTGTTAGTATGTGCTTTCTCATATCGTTATAACGATATATATTAAACTAAAAGATTTGTCAAATTCCAGGTTTGATTGTTTTCATTCCACTCATAACTCCATAAATGAGTTAAAGCGTCATTTTGAGATTCTTGTTCTGTTGTTAACGTTGGAGCATTACCAATTGGTGATTCCCATTCAAAAGTTGTTATATTTTTTACCCAAGAAGCATAAGGTTTTTTAGGCCAAAAAATTTGATTATCTGGGTCCCAAATATAACCTGTAGATGCGTAATTTCCTCTAAAAGGTGTACCGCCATTTTTGTGAACGCCATTTTGTGTATTGAAAGAAGTTTGAATCCATAAATGTGCAGGCCAATTATTGTGTTGTTCTAAATAAGTTTGACCAGCAGATTCATTAGGAGCATCTTCATCATTAACACGTAAAACAGCTAATACTTCATTCTCTTCTGATATTTTTGCAAAATGTGCCATATTATTGATACCTATACCTTATAATTACAATACCCGAACCGCCGGCACCATCTCCACCTGCACCACCGCCTCCAGTGTTTGTCGTGCCACTATAACCTCCAGGAGTTGGGAGTCCAGAATTTCCTCCTCCACCGGCTCCTCCAGCAGTCGGCCCACTTGGGTTACTTTGTCCACCGCCAGCAAACCATCTTCCTGGAGTTGGTCCTGGTGTTCCGACACATGTACTTGGATTAATTCCTGTAGCCGCTCCATCACCGCCAAGGCCAAGACCACCACCTGGTCCCGGTGAATTAGTTGCTGTTTGAGGAGTATTGGTTGCTCCTCCGCCACCGCCTCTTCCATTACACGGTCTTCCAGGTGATCCTGGCTGTCCTTGAGGTGGATTAGTTGGAGGTGTATTACCGCTACCTGCAGCTCCTCCCGACTCACCACCACCGCCGCCAGATCCGCCGGGGTTTCCAGTAGTAATGCCAGGTGTTGGTGCGTTACCACCTCCACCACCGCCGCCGCCAGCTGATGTTATTGTTGAAAAAATTGAATTACTACCACTACCTCCTTGTTTAGGATATGAACCTGGTGCTAAAGAACCTCCTGCTCCTACGTTTATTGGATAAGCTGAAACACAAACTGTAACAGAACAACCTCCTGGGTTTCCGTTTAATGGACTTGCAGTATAAGGATCACAAGAATTTTTATATTCTCTAAAACCTCCTGCTGCTCCACCACCTGAAACACCACCACCGGCTCCTCCAGCAACAACCATATAAGAAACTACGTTTTCAGATGCACAGCTTGCTGCTTTAGAAACACAAAAAGTTCCTGGTCCAGTAAATGTATGAATTTTGTAATCTCCACATGTGGTTATAGTTCCACCTGTAGCTTCTATATAAGGATTTCCGCCACCGCCTCGTTGGCCAAATCCTCTCGCTGATCCTGCTCCAAAACCACTTAATATTGGCATCTTTCTATCCTCCTAATTTCTACGCAAATTGCGTTTGAGCTGCAAGTACAGTAAATACTGAACCACCAGTTTTAATAGCTGTGTAAGTGTACACATCATTTGATGTTGTGTTTCCAGCATCAGGTGCCGCTCCACCTTGCCACACTGGCGTTACTGTAGTTCCATCTACTTGTACTGTAGTATTATAATAAGCTGTTACACCTTGTTTTGAAATGTATGCAACTGTGATTGATTCACCAACGTCCATAGATGCATCTAAAGAGTTTGAACCATCACCTCTTAAATTAACTGTAAAGTTTGCATCAGCTGATGCAGTATCTAATCTTACTGCTTGAGTATTTGTATCAAAGTTAATGTTTGAAGTATATGTACCATTAACTTCTACTTTTTCTGCAAGACCTTGAATTTTACCATTACCATCTAATGTAACTCTTCCAATTCCTTTTGGACTTAAAAGAAAATCTAAATTAGTATCACCACCAACTGCAGCTATTGATGGAGAAGAACCAGTTGCTTGGTTCGTTACATCAAAATAGTTTACAGCTGAAGCTGTTTTTTGAAATCTTAAATATGGATTATTTGAATCATCTTCAATCGCACCAGCATCATCAATGATGATATCATTTCCATTTGTATCTAGTGCTCCAGATAATTGTGGAGTAATGTCTGAAGATAAATCTGTAAAAGCTGTGTCAACAACGTTAGTA